AAAGCTTTTGAAGCACCACTAGCCGTTTTTTTAATTTTATATACTTCATTCATATATGTTTTATAATTGAAGTATAATACTTGAACAGAGTTTGAGTCAATGTTATTTGTCTCATCCATTGTTCTATGATAAAAATCCGTATTTTGAATACCTTGCTTTGTTATTTCTTCAAGATCTTCATTTGTTAAATTAGGAAATTGTTTTTTAAGCTCATTAATTGGAACTGTTTTAATTTCACCAATATAATATATGTCTTCAAAATATGGAGAATCAGTATAAGAATAAATAAGATCAGCAGGGTCAACATATTCTACAGTAACTCCTGTTGAAGTAGAAAAATTATTTTTAACACAAGCCATACCGATAGTAACTAAATCATACATTAATCGGCGACGTGTTAAATCATATTTATTATTATCTAAAATATTATTAATAGCTTTCTCAGCAGCGACTTCAATAGATTGTTTATATGACATTTGCATATATACATCTAATTCCTCAGAAGTTTCAGGTAAGGTTTTAGGATCGTTTTTATATAGATTAATGCCTAATGATTCTAGTATTTGATTATTTACATCTCGCATTTCCATATCTGCTAATATGGATTTCATATGCTTGGTTCTTTTATTAACCCCGATACTATCTTGCGAATATGCTTTAATATCAAACACACGGTCTGACATACCATTTACAACTATATCTACAAACTTAGGTATAATTGGTACAGGCTTCCAGTCTAAATTAAGGTAAGACAAATCACCATTAATAGATAATTCATCTTTATACTTTTGAATTGATTGTTCACCACGCGCATATAATCTGCGGCGATGAAAAGTATTTTGGTTGTTATAATACCGATTAGTACCGGAATCCCTTTTAAACCACTCGTGCTCTATAGCCTTAGCCACCTTAAGTCCATACTCAGGCGTAATTTTTTCTAAATCACTAGCGATTTGGCTTGGAAAATAACTTTTTACAACTGGTTCAGCCATAATGCTCTATTATTTTTGATCTTCCACCGTTATTATTATACCGGCCTATATTTATATTTAACTTTTGCGTTTGTATTTCACCAACTGGTCGGTATAAATGTCTATTACAAGCCATTATTGCCAACCCTGAACTGATTGCAGCATCAAATTTTGTTCGATTATTTATATCAAACCTTGCCCAATCATTTAATGTATCATTAAAATACATAGTACCATAGGTACCATCTTCTTTTAATCCTACGTGTTTTTCAATATACGATTCTATTGCAGCAGCATGCGCTTGCTTAATATCTTCACTAGAGTTTGGTATACCACCTATTTCTTTTTCAGCAGCAGATAACTTATTCCAAATTTTGTCTGGTCTATTCATTGAATAACCACGGTAACCTCTGCGCTTTAAATAATATAACAACCTAGGTTTGTTATTTTCAGCGAGCAGCGGCATGCCATAAAATACTAATGCCATAAGTACATCTTCAAAAAACATTTCCGCTGTTTGCGGTCTTGCAATATATTCTAAAAAGAATGTATTTGGCGGCGCATCTTCCATGCTAAATATTGTAAGTCCGTGCAATGAACCTTTTGATCCATTACCACCAACTGTACCGGATATATCGTAACTGTCGCACCCAAAAGCTCCAACGTGCTCATTACCGGGCCATTTTAATCCGTTTTTTACAAATTGTTTATTTTGTAATTCTCTTTGTGGTACCCAGCTTATATTAAATCTACCTTGTGGGTTAGGACTAAATATTACTTCACTGTCTTTAACACCATTTTTCCATTGAAAACTTCCTCGTGTTGTCGGCGCATTATATCTTATATCACCGTTGTAATCTATTTGCTGGTGTATTTTAACTAAGTTAAATATACTGTTCTTTGCTTCGTCACGAAATGCGTGTTCTTCTGTACGCGGAAACTGACGATAAAATTCATTTTGCGCGTCAGGATCAGATTTTAATCCACTTACTTCATTTTGCCAGTAATCAATTACACCTACTTCTATTAATGTTCCATCTGGCGCTTCGACTGGTTCGTCCGGTGTGTTGAATACAGGTACTCCATAAGTATCAATGAATCCCTCGTAGTTCCATTCCATAGGTATGAACAAAGAATATAATCCCGAGCGAGTCTGTCCATTGGCGTTTCGTTTGGTAACATCTGAATCATAATACAACTTTTTAAAATTGTCACCACCTTTATCAAGCGCATTACTGGTTGAACCCATCATACACTTACCTATAATACGAGAACCAAGTCTAAGTGTTGTTTTTGTTACACGCCAGTTGTTTAATATATTGTCAGGTCTTTCCCACTTACCAGATTCGTCATGCACTAACAGTCTTAGCTTTTCACCATCATAACTGTTGTCACCTGTGTTCTTCCAGTCAATTGTCGTATCAAGACCTTCTAGCTGTTGCCTTTGTTCTTTTGACTGTATTGATTTACGCGTTAGCTTTGAAGCTGGTACGCGATATGCTAATTCTGTTTTTGGACGGTCCATACCGTCTTGTATTGGCTTAAAGAAAAAAGGATAGTTTACGGATATTGGTACAACCTTGTCGGTAAACATCTTTTTAGCATCGGCACCAGACTTAGATAATATACCAAAACGAGCATCACTTGTAATTGTAGCTTGATTTACAACTTCGCCAGAAGCCATAAATGAAAAACCAGAACGACGGTTTTTAAGATAACACATGCCATAGCACCTGCTGTCCGCCTTACAAGCTTCCCAAAATATAAAAAATAATCTGTTTGCTTCACGATAATCCGGTTTACCTACATCAATCTTGCTCCATTGCAAGTACATATAATGCGTTCCGGTTATATAAGTTGGTACATTATTACTATAAAACCAATATCCTTCATCGCGTCGTGTGAACTCTTCATCAATATAAGCTCCCCAGGTGTCCTTAAACTCATCCGGATATGTTTCCCAGTCGAATATAGTCTTAATATTTTTAAGCTCCTTAGGATACTCCTGTGGCGTCCATTTGTTTTCGCCTTTTGCTATACACTTTGGCTCTTTCGGCAATGCGATACGTAGGTTTTGTATTTCTACAATATCACCTATCTGACCTGTCTTGCTAATTACAATAACGTCGTGTTCTTTATTATAACCATAATCCCACTTCTTAGATTTATTTAATCTATTAATTGTGGTTAGCTTTATAGGCTCTATGATTTTAAATAACGTTTGCTCGTACATTACTTAGACCTTCTTTCGGCGAAACCAGAAAAAGCTTTTTGTGTGTCGTCTTCTTTAGGTTTGTTTTCTAAAATACGCTCTTCTTCTTGTATGCGATTTAATATTTCAAATGCATCAAAGATTGCTAGCTTTTTAGTTGCCGCTGCGTTTTTTAATCTATCTGCAGAAACGTCGTCCTCGGTATTGGTTATAATTTTTTCTTCCGCCACCTTGATTAATTCCTCAACTGCCCGATGTCCAGCTTGGATTATACTCTTCTTCGTCTCCTTGATATTCATATTTAATTGTAATAGATTGTAGTGGCACACGGTATAGTCTTTCGTTGTCTATGATAAACTCATATTCAGACCCTGGTCTAAAGCCAACTAATGTGCCAGGCGGTAGATTTTCATCGCCAAATTTTATAACACCTTTGCCAATTATTTCTTTATCTGTAGCAAACGTTTCATTATTTTTTAGTGGCTTTACAAAATAAAACCCTTCTGTTGGTTGCCAAATACTACCAGGTGGTTTATGCGCATATAATTGATCTGGAGTTACAAAGTACATTCCTTCTTCAAAATAGCTGCTGCTGTTTTTTTCTTTACCACGTACATCGTAAAATCTTCTAAAAACATTGTGATGTACAATTACTTCGTCGCCAGGCTTTATTTCTGTTTCTCCAATAATAGGTGAGCCAATTACAACACCAATACGATTTACATATTGATGATTTTGCAATTCTGTATTTAGCATTAATTCTTTGCCGTCTATTTCTGTTTTACTTGTAGTACGATCACCTTTTGGTGTTACAATAAAATTATATAGACTTCTCATTAATAATCTAAATTATACTCTACGGCAATACCCATATTTTTATTAAAGTCTTTCCAAAGAATAACTTCTTTGTTTTTTTCTATGTATATGGAATACTTTTCTTCTTCCTCAATTATATTACAGATACAATGCCCTCCGTAAACCTCTTGGCCTACGGAGTAATGCATTGCATCTATCTTATAATCTTTACCTATACTAATCTTCCGAATTAGCTTCATCAGTTTCTTCTTCAAGTGGTTTTAGACTACCGTCTTCAATACTGATTGAAACTTTACCATACTCATCTTCAAGTTCTTTTTGGAATTTACCAAAGTCTTCTTGAACAGCGGCAATTTGATGCAATAAAGAATGTTTTTGCATTTCAATACCACCAAGTTCATTCTGGGCTTTGTTAACTACGCTCACAAATTCTTGAAGCTTTTGTAATTGTTCTTCTGAAATTTTTTCTGCTTTGCTCATAATTTTTTGATTTGATTTAATTACATATTAATTAATCACTTGTTTTTTAAGAATGTTACTACAATTCAATAGTTTTGGTAACAGACGTTGGTGTAATTAAGCTATCAATTTGATTATTTACATTGTCTTCCATTTGAGTTACCTGCTCAGCTCCAATTGCATCTTGTACCCAAGTTACAATTTGTTCGTGAGTTAGGTCTTCAAATGGTACAAAGTCTACAATCTCCTCTGTACTTAATGTTTGTGTTCCAATTACAGTAGCCGAATACGGATTATCATTCGCGTCTAGCTGATCAGATACACCTGTTAAGCGCCAATGCACGTTGTATACTACATCTGTGTTGTCGCCGCTTGTTGGATATACATCCACTGTTCTACAATCCCAATTAAAAGTTGTCATTTTTGTTTTTTTTAAGGTTAAAATTATTTGTAAAGATAGTTATTAATTTTGTATTTTCATCACGGCTGTCACAGGATTTATCTGAGCCTCAATATTATTTCTAACATTAGATTCCTGGATAGACACGTGTGTTGGCCCCATAGCATCCTTCACCCATTGCGTAACTATTTCATTTGTCAAGTCATTGAACGAAATGAATTCAGTAATGTTACTTGTGTTTAATTTTTGCTGTCCTTCAGCAAATGCGGTGTACGGTTCTCCTTCGGTATCAAGCTGATCCGATATTCCCGTAAGTATCCACTCTACGTTATACACAACGTTGTTTAAGTCTCCCTCTGTTAGCATAACCTCAACGGTTGTGCAGTCCCAATTAAATGTTACCATATTTATTAACTATATAAAAGTCCAAAATCTAATCTATAAACTACGGTTGCGCTTGTCGGTATCGCTATAGTTGCATATAGCTGATCGCTTGATGAGAACGTGGCACCTGATGGCGAAAACGACATAAGCGTGTTTGCTGTCAAGTTAGTACTACCAGATGACCATATCGGCGTTGTAGGTGCTCCTGTTTCGTATACATCTATATATACACCTGATACTGTAACATCTGATATTATTTTAACCACGTCAATCTCCCCTGCGTACAAGGCTGTCTTATATGTCTCAAGGCCTGTTGTGCTTTGGTAAGAACCATTTACCCACACTAAATAATTTGTCTGCGCTGATGGCGATTTGAATGCTAAAACAAAATCACAAACCTCTAACGCTTTTGGAGAAAACTGAGCAGTCTTAGTACTGTTGTTTGTTGTTATAGTTATAAACCTATCGTCTTTAAGCGTTACAGTATCGTTGTTTGATGCTGCAACAATCGTGGGTTGTCCTGTTGGCCCCGCAACATTTTTAAATATATTTTGTGCCGAACCTCTATCTGTATTTGTAAATTCAATTGTGTAGGCAGATCCAGAACCGCTTGTTGAGGTAGATATACCTGTCCCGCCTTGGAAGTCAAGAGACGTGCTATTGCTAATACTAGCAGATGCTAAACCGCCGTCAGACACTGCATACCATTTATAACTTATAACAGAATCCGCTGTAACCCACTCAGTGCCACCAGAAGTTGAGCTTAATACATATCCAGGCGTACCCGCTGAATTGGTTGAGTCATAGTAAAATCCTGTGACTCTTGCATTACCATTGACGTGTAGTTTTTGAGACGGGTTAGTTTCATTAATCCCAACGTTGCCGCCTTCTTCAATACGCATTCTTTCGTTAACAACACCGCTTATTACATCTGAAAATGTAATATGCCTATTTGCTACCATTAGCATATCAGAGCTTGCATTTTTTTCTATATAATTATAATCATCCCCAAAGTGTAAAGCTCCTGTCAAAGGATAACTTGACCCGGCTGTAAGTGGCAGATGCCCTACCTGAGAGTATGTGTAAGCCGCATCCCAATTTGTCTTACTGTAACCTGTTATCGCTGTCGTGCCAGAGAAGAAGTTTCCTATCTCTGTCTCAGTGTAGTACCTGTCGTCGTGTGTGTGTGAAGACAGTGCAAATGCTGATGCGTGATTACCATCCAACAAGTCAGCATCTAATCCGGAACCTGACCCGTCGTTTCCTGAGTTCCATACTGTAACTTCTGTAGCTGCTACGTAATTGGCCGGTTCAGTTGTTGAAGCATTATCTCCTCCATAAGTTGTAATAGAACCATCACTAATATGTCCTGTAGCCGAAATTTCAGCATACTGTATTGTTCTTATATAAATGTCTGTATCTGTAGTGCTAACATCTACTTGACCTACTTCTAATACTACTTCGCTTGTACCTGTACTATGGTTATAGAATACAATGTCGTAATCATTATCATTATTTAACTGCCCAACAATAAATCCAATTGCAGGAATGTTTGGATCAGCGTAACTGGTGCTTCTACCGGCTAATTCTATTGCAAAACGAGAAGACTGTGTACTAGTAATTCTAGCAATTCTATAATATTGATTAGAGGTATCTGAAGTATTGTTTAAAGCTCTCCAGGTATAGAATTTAGCATTACCGTCTTGGGAAATACCTTTTTGGAAAGTAATTAGTTCGGAGGCAGTATCTGATGCATCACTTCTTAGATATTTAGGATCTGTATGTTGTGTAATGTTAGTTAATGCTATTCTAGCGTCTGCAAATGTTCCGCTAGTTATATCAGCGGCTGCATGGGTGTGTGAAGTTGTAGCCGCCCCCACGTCTGAAGCGGTTAATGTATCCCAGCCAGTGCCACCGCTTGTAACACGAAGTACCTGACCGGTAGTCCCAGCTGAATTAGTGGAGTCATAGTAAAAGCCTGTTACTCTTAAATTGCCGCTGACATGTAGTTTTTGAGACGGGTTAGTTTCATTAATCCCTACGTCGCCGCTAGAATCAATGCGCATTGCTTCTGAATCAACAGAACCGCCACCGCCACCTGTTCTAAATACTAAATTTCCAGTTCCAGCGGTTGCGCCATAAGCCCTAATTCTTAAATCATTACCTGACCTATCTAAAACACCGCTGTTAGTTTGTGAAGAAACTAATGCTCCCTGCCATACTATAGCCCCATTTACTGTAAGTTTCTCACCAGGACTAGCAGTTCCAATCCCAACGTTGCCTGTGTTAATATAAGAGTTGCCAGAACCATCTAACATTACTACTGTAGCTGCATCGCCTGCATTTTTTATTTCAAATCTTGGGGCATATGATGTAGTGCCGCCAAGTACAACAACAGGAATATAATCTCCAAATGGTTCAAATCTTAAAGTATTACTTGTCCATTTAATTGTAGGAGATGTACCTAAACCAAGATTTCCATTTACGTGTAATTTTTCTTGTGGATCAGTCGTTCCAATCCCTACGTAGCCGCCTCCATTAAAATAGGTGTGTCTTGTTCCATTATCGGTTCTAGCATCTAACTTTATAGTCTGTACATGTGAGGCGTCGTACGCCTGAATATATGTACCTTGAGTTGTGACACTTGAGACTTTGAACCCGTCACCGTTACCTGAGTCGGTTATTTTAAGAGCATTAAAGCTGTCACTACCGGCTATTTGAAGTCTAGCCCCAGGATTATCCGTCCCAATTCCGACACGGCCATTGGTTAGTGCAGTAATAATATTGGTTGAACCATAATCTATATTAAATGTAAAACTACTAGCCCCGTTCCAGTTGTCCTGCCATAATCTCCAAGTATTGCCAGATGTGTCGGCTTGATTTTGCAATCTTATTCCCACATCCCCATTATTATATAAATGCAATTTTTCGTCTATGGAAGTCGTTCCGATCCCAACGTTGCCGTCTGCGTCAATACGCATTTGCTCTACAGAAGCATCGCCTCCTGTGGCTGATGGATGTGTAAAAAATGCCATACCCATCACGTCACTATCAGTAGCTTCTTGAACTGCTGAAATTGCTACTGAACCTGTACCCCTTGATAAAGCTATAGTTCCGTGATAACTTCCAATAGAACTAGCTGCATCTGATTTTACTCTAATACCCGCTGTTGTATGTATGCCTGTATATGCAGAAGGCTGTTGAACGTGTAGTTTGTTTTCAGGACTAGTCGCTCCAATACCAACATCGCCACCATTTAAAATAATACCATTAGCGGTTAATTCAACGCTGGAAGTATTTTTATCAGAATACACCCTCATATCTCCGCTGAATTCTGTACCAATATACCCGTCTCGAACCGTATCTCTGCCAACAAAATTTATATAATTCCAATCGCTACTATCTCCTGGAGAGGTTTGGAGTATTAATTTTGGATCGCTAGAATTTAAAATAGTTAATACGCCAGTCATTGTATCGCCAGCAACATTTACAAAATCATTGTAATCTGTAGTGGGAATATACGTAGTAGTATCTACTGATACTTGTCCGCTTGCGTTTGTTGTAAGAATACCAGCACCATATCCATTAAGAGTAAGGACTCCAGCTTGAGTTAAAGAAAGCTTATTTGAAAAACTTGTAATAGCATCATTGGTTGTTCTAAAAAATAAAGTTCCGCCTGAAACTAATATTTCGTAATTTGTATCTGTTGTATCAGTTTCAATTAGCAGGAACCTCGGCTGCGCTCCAGATAAGTTTAATATATCGTTAAAACCACCGCCCCCTTTTACATCTAATTTATATGAAGGATTAGTTGTCCCAATTCCTACTTTATTACCTGCAATACGCATTTGTTCCGCTACTGTACCGTTGTTATCGCCTGCAGTATTTGTATGAAATGCTAAATATGTTTCCGTAGTCGCACTTGGATTAGTATACCTACTTCTAATAAATGCCGTATCAAAAGCATTAGTAAACCCTAATTCACTTTGAGAAGTGGTTGATGGACCTCCTTGAATTAATACATTCCCCCCGTTAACGTGTAATTTTTCCAAAGGATTAGTCTCTCCAATCCCGACGTTGCCTGTAAAATAAGAATCACCCGTACCTTGTACCGCTATAGTTCCTGCAAAAGTTGCATTACCTGCGTTAGTTACACTAAACTTAGAAGAAGTTGTACCAGCATACCAAACTAAACTACCAGTTGCTCCAGTATTATAATTTAATCCAAGTTCACCACTTCCTCCCGGTGAAACTCTAACTGAAGAACTTCCTAAAAATAAATTTGCTGCTGTTACACTCCCTGAAAAAGTAGCATCATTACCACTTATGGTTATAGGCGCATCTGTAATCGTATCAGAGTCACTCCACATAGCTACAGTGTTAGCCGTGCCTGTTCCATCCACTCCAGATATTTCACTCAAGGATACCCAGTCTGTGGCTGTGCCTGTGGATGATAGAACCTGCCCAGATGTTCCTGCGGAGCCGTTACCGTCTAGTAGTTGACCGTCAATCTTTATAACGTCGGTGATATATTTTTTACTCATTTACCAGTTGTTTTGTACTATATTAATCCACTCGTATGTCGATGCTCCAGTCTGCATACACATATCTACATAGCTATTGTTTGCGTCTGCTCTATACCTTAGTGTCCCTACTTTAGATGCCGAAGCTGTATCTGTGTCGTCAGCCATCTGTACACCGCCAGCGACTTGAAGTTTAGATGAAGGTGTAGTTGTTCCAATACCTACGTTTCCTGTGTTGTAATCAAAATACATTACATCTCCAGCTCCGCCAGCTCCAGCGGCTGAGATTTTAAAGTCGTCAGAGAATGCTACTCTATTAAATTTCCAACGAAGTCCAGAGTTTCTATAGAAATCTATAAATGAACCAGCGTATCCATCTATACGTAAAGAAGCGTCTGCAGATGTATCGCCATGAGAGTTTCTTATAATAATTCCTCTTTCTGCATTTGTTGAGGAATCAGCTACTACTAATAGCTGGTCGGGACTAGTGGTTCCAATCCCAACGTTGCCGTCTTCTTTAATGTATAATGCGTCAACAAATGCATCACCGCTGTTCACTGTAAAAAGCAAATCTCCAACAGCGAGCCCGCCTGGAACAGATGCTGTACTTCTAATTCTTGCGGCAGTTTGGTTAGCGCTCCCTGTACTACTTGCTGAACCCCCAACAAATAAAATATCGTGGTTTCCTGTCCAGCCATTTGAAATAGAAATAGCAGAACCAGCAACCGTTAGCTTGGCCCCAGGGCTAGTGGTTCCAATCCCAACGTTGCCCGAAGAGTCAATTCTTACTTTAAAAGAATTGTCTACATAAAAATCGTGTGTTTGATTTGAATGATATTGAACATCTCCTTGGTTACCTACAGAAAACCCATATTGTTCAGTTCCAGAATTATACAGATATATCTTTAATTTGTCTCTAGTTTGCCCATTACTATAATCATTACCTAACCAGATATTGCTTGGTGTTGCTGTAGAGCCAACCGTACTGCTTAATTTGATATTTCCGTTTACCTCTAACTTAGCCCCAGGATTAGTCTCTCCAATCCCGACGTTTCCGCTGCTAGTAATAGTCATTCTAGCAGTATCGTTAGTTGCTAAATTAAAACTATGCGCTGACTGCGTTCCAACTACAAAGGCATCTCTAAATGCAGGATTGCCTGCAGTCGAGCCACCAATGCCATAGTATCCAACCGCACTAGTCATTGCACCTCTTACACGAATGGCATTGTATTTGTCTGTTCCGCTATTACTTTGGTAAAAGTCTGCGCTATAGGTATCCCCGTCCATTGCAACGGATAGTTTAAAACCAGGACTAGTAGTCCCAATACCGACGTTGCCCTCAACTAAAAGACCATTTGTTGGAGCGGCTGTTGATGCTAAACCGCTACCTATAGTTGTCGCTCCGTGTACATGAAGTTTTTTTCCAGAAACATTACTACCTCCACCTCCAAAGGCAAAAGTTTGATTTTGCCCATTGTGCCAAATATGATCTGCTGCAGACGCTGCTCCATCATCAAACTCAATACCTGTCCACGAATCAGAAGAAGTTAATTTTAATTGATAATCAGCAGTACTATTTAATCTTAATGGGACTGCTGCCCCACCATCTATGTCAAGCTTAAATTGAGGACTAGGTGTTCCAATACCAACGTTACCCCCGTTTGGCTGTAGCAATAAACTATAAGCGGTGGCTGTTCCATCAAATCTTTGCTGCTGAATATAACCATTGCCATTACTTATGGACCCGAACATTGTTCCATAAGTACCTCCACCTACTTGAAAAAGATTAGAATCTAGCCCCAGTGCAGGTATAGATGATGGAATAGTACTTACAACCTCAAGTCTGCTTTGTGGACTAGTCGTCCCAATCCCGACGTTGCCGCCTTCTTTTATAGTAAATCTTGTTAATACAGCAACCCCATCTTCATATATTTCAAAAGCATCGTTACTGTTTTGACCCACAGACCAATCTACAGTTCCATTTGTAGCAAACTCTACTGAGTGATAATGAGTCCCAGCTGATGGCCTATTAATTCTAAGCCCTTGACCCGCGCCGTTAGTTTCAGGTGTATCTATTTGTAGTTGTGCTTGCGGGTTAGTCGTACCAATCCCAACGTTGCCAGAACCGTCAATCCGCATTCTTTCAGAATTGCCAGTCCTAAATTTCATAAAACCATTACTAAGAGTAGCGTCATGATTATATTCTATAGCCCCCGCAGTATTGCTGGACGGCGAAGCAAAGTAAATTCTTCCTTGGCCAGTATTACTAGAAATTATATTAATTCCAACATTGGAGGTTGTGCCTTCTATATTTAGCCCTGTTCCTAAATCATAAGGTGTAACCCCAACGTCCCCATTTTTAATATGAAGTAATTCTTCAGGACTGGTCGTACCAATCCCAATGTTGCCTGAGGAATTTATATAAAGTCTATCCGTGCTTGATGTTTTTAAAGACAGAGTATTATTTGAACTGTTCCCAGCTATCTTAGTTGTATCAGCTCCCCAGCTTAAGGTATATCCATCATCAATCCTAACATTACCCGAAATATGTAATTTTTGGTTAGGACTAGCCGTCCCAATCCCAACGTTGCCGCCTAGCGGTTGTAATAATAATTCTGAATCACTTAAAGAGGATGCATATTGCGTATCTCTATGCCCGGACTGGATCCACGATGTTCTAGAATTAGAAACATTGTCAACACCTACAGACAATCCATTATTACCACTTGTTATCCTAAATGCCGCTGATTCTATCCAGTTTCCTGAGTCACTATTTGTGCCATTTGGTAACGCCGCAGATCGTACAACTTGTAATTTAGCATCGGGCACAGTCGTCCCAATACCAACGTTAGTTCCAGTGTCATAAATAACAGAATCAGTAATCGTATCTGTGTCACTCCACTTAGCCACATAATTAGCCGTACCTGTTCCATCTACACCTGATATTTCAGATAGTGACACCCAATCAGTACCCGTGGCAGTAGAAGACAGAACCTGGCCGCTAGTTCCAGGAGAGTTATTTGAATCGTAGTATGCACCCGTTACCCTAGCATTACCTGAAACGTGGAGTTTTTGTGCCGGGGTGGTCGTTCCGATACCGACGTTGTCTCCATAAGGCTGCAAAACTAAAGCATTGTTACTGTTACCTCCAATATCTTGTGCTTGAATTAATGAATATGTGTCTCCTGTACTAGCAAACGTTTTCATCAATAACCTAGAGCCAGAAGTAGTGGCTACCCAATCAGAAGTGTATGCGCCAATATCACCGTTAACATGTAACTTAGTAGCAGGACTAGTCGTTCCGATCCCGACGTTTCCTGCAGATGTTATTTCAACTTTTTGAGAGTCCGCTACAGCAAACCTGTATCTACCATTAGTAGGTACATTAAACCAAAGGTCGTTTGTAGTGGCTGCTCCACTTATGTACCTTGTTTCAGCACCTTGGCCTGCAGGAGTACCTGATATAATCAAAGCTCCTGAGTTGAGTTTTACATTTCCTGCAACCTCTAACTTCTCACTAGGGCTAGTCGTCCCAATCCCAACGTTACCGCCAACTGGATTTAATGAAATTGGGAATGACCCACCATTATTTCTCCTATCCTTGCCTTGTATCCAAAACGTATACGGTGATGTAGGGATAGAACCCATTTGCGCCCCAACAAAAGTATCTGAGATAGTAAAAGCGCCATTATCAGCAGTTAAACTAGGAGCTCCCGTTGCTCTTAATATATCTAATTTAGTAGTAGGTGAGGTCGTCCCGATCCCGACGTTGCCGGAGGAAGTAATTCTCAATCGCTCCAAGCTTGCTGTGTCAAAAGTAATATTTGCTGCGTCTGTGGTTCTAATCTCAAAATCTCCAGTACCTCTGTGATTAATTTGAGAAATAGTATTTGGTCCTGTATTTCCTCTAATAATTCTTAAGGCATAGTCCGTATAGGTGGTGTCGCCAATTAAATCAATATATGCATATCCATTATCTGTTCTAGAATTACCTATGCTTAAGGCTACTTCTTCAGTTGATACTCCGTGTCCTACGTCGAAAAAGCCACCTGTAAATCTTCCATTTCCAACAACGTGTAGCTTTTGCGCTGGACTAGTCGTTCCGATACCGACGTTGCCTGAGCTTTTTATGTTTAATTGCGTAGCTCCATTATACTGAAATCTATGAGTGTCACTAGCGGTGCCTGTTGTATTGTATCTTAAACCAGAGGCATTATTAGTTGAAGTAGCGACGATAGTAGGAGCATCTGAAGATAGTCTTATATTTCCATTAACATCAAGCTTCTGCGTGGGACTAGTGGTTCCAATCCCGACGTTAGTCCCATTATCATAAATTACAGAATTTGTAATCGTGTCAGCATCACTCCACTTGGTTACGTAGTTAGCTGTACCGCTTCCATCTACTGGCCCTGATCCGATTGGTATCTCTATAACATTACCGCTAGAGTCTACGGCGAGACGCTGTGTCGCCGTACCTGTATACGTGCCTAAACCGTATTGATTAAATTGTACTTGATTACCTGTTTTAAGTGTTACTGTATTTACTGTTGTTGTTCCGTCGAATGTTTGGAAATTCATTTGACCGTTAGAAGTGCCGTTTCTAACAGTAAACACTAAATTAGCATTTGTTTGTCTTACTTGCCCCCACTGATTGGAACCATCTGAATCTTGAAGTCTTATTGTTGGTTCTGCTGAAGAAATATGAAGGTCTTTTTCAGGACTAGTAGTCCCGATTCCAACGTTAGTGTTTGTAAAGTAGGATTTATCTTTACCTACATTAAGAACCAACGATCCTTGATTAGGACTAGCGTTGCCGGAAAAAAACTTAGCTATAGGTTGATTTGTGTCGCTATTAGCAGACTGCACATAAAGAGCTGGATTCCCTGCTGAATCTCTTGATAGCAGATTATAAGTTGCGTTTGATTGCTCCGTTTGAAAACCAACACTGTTAGTTATACCATTAACCTGAAGCTTAGCCTGTGGGTTAGTTGTCCCGATACCGACGTTGCCTCCGTTAAAATATGAGTTTCCGCTCATTGATATGTTTGCTATGTAAGCACCACCAGTGTTTCTAAATCCGTAATTTTGATCACCAAACACTCTAACGTAATTACCTCCATAAAAAGCAGTATTTCCACTTTCAGTTACTTGAACTATCCCAGCTACGTGTAACTTAGTATTAGGACTAGTCGTTCCGATACCTACGTTGCCGCCGTTTGGATTTAACAATAATTGAAAAGCTAAATTGTCAGTTTCTCTCATTGATTGAATCCAAGTTCCATAAGTAGGAGACCCAGCAAGTGAGCCAGAATATAAACCGACAGAACCTGCACCAACGTTTCCAACTATTTTAGAAACAGCTGTTGTTGATGAAATTGTATTACTTGCGGTTCCTCTTGTTTCTAATTTTACCTGCGGACTATTCGTCCCGATTCCGACGTTGCCGTCAGGAGTAATTCTTAATAAATTGCTAGAAAAAGTGTAGTCGTTATTTAGTCTTTGAATAATTAACCCTGGGACGCTAGAATTATTTGTAATAGACATAACTCTATTACCTGTGGGTGCCCCTGAATTTTCTATTGTCAACCTAGTGTTAACTGAGGATCCTATTAATCTTATTCCGTCATTTTCAACACTAGTATTTACTTCCAACTTAGCCCCAGGACTAGCCGTCCCGATCCCGACGTTTCCTGCTGCTGTAAGTCTAAACTTCTCAGCGTAAGTCCCATTATTCCTAGTTTGAATAGCGAAGTCAGCTGTACTAGAATTACCACCAATCTGAATGGCATTTAAAGAAATAACACCTGTTGTACTTCCAGCCCAACCTGTAGCATACAAGTGAAGACCAGCAGCTTGATTGTTTACATTGCTTGAGTTTCTGTTAGCTACAGCTACAACTGGTGTAGTCAATGTTGCAGAATTGTAAGAATTTGATGAGTTTAGATCAACTTCTAATTTAGCACTAGGACTAGTCGTCCCGATGCCAACGTTGCCAGAAAAACTAGTGTCGTAATTAATTCTTATAGGAGTGTTTTCAACAGCTGTGTTTCTGTATAAATCAATAAAAGAAACATCTTGAGAAGCAGATCCATCAAAAAAAGATCTTAATGATAATATATTGCTATTTGAATCAAATCGAATACCTGCACCGTACCTATAAACAGCAGGACCAATACTTGCATCAGCAAGTATTATTTCAGATGATGTATTTAATGAATTAGCTCCATAAAGTAAAAGTCTTTGCGTTCCAGTGCCTTCACCAATCTGTAAATTAGTTTCAGGACTAGTTGTCCCAATACCTACTCTACCATTAGTATAGTCTACATTTAACGTACTGTCATTGAACCATACACCTGTAGTGTTATCCCAAACTAATACGTCACCATCTACCTGCGACGTTATCTTTGTGTCGTGCAGGTCGTGTATACCCTCGTTAGCTTGTACCCTTACCTGTATCTTTCCGTTTGTAGACGAGTTTAATATAAAGGCAGCAGCTATCTTAACGTTTGGGCCGTCAGGTTCTGTTATTGTAAAATCTCCAGGGCTATCAGGATCACACCATAATATTTGTCCATCATTCCAGGTCTCGCCATTTTGACCCGTTGTATTAAACTGATCAAGCTGCCCAAATGATATTACTCTAGCAAAACCGCCGTTAGCTACCGTTGTCTCTAAGACCCCAAGAAAATATTTAGGCTCTACCGTTCCATCGGCAACCATCTCATCAATAAGAATATGACCAGAGTTTCCATCTGTTCCAACGGCCATCACACCTTTCCCTTTGTTTATAGTAGAACCAGAAGAGTTCTTTACATCAAAGTATACTAAGTTTGACTGCGCACCTTCAACAGCGCTTAAGTCTACAAATGATAAATTACCAGCACCGTCTGTTTGAATTATCTGATTAGCATCTCCATCCGTTGAGGGCAGAGTGTACTCATCGTTTATTCTTATGTTATTAAGAAAGCGATTTGCCATTTAATTATATTTGGTTATTAACCTATCTTTTGTACCAATACTCTAATAGAGTTTGTTGGTGTTGATGCAAATGTAACATCAATTGCATTTGTAGAAGTTCTTTCTACACCAGCATAAACCGTATCATAAGTTGTTACATCATAAAGTTGTACAATTACATCTCTAGTTCCTAAACTATGAGTTACTGTAGCTGTATCAGTAATAGTAGCTGAATATTGTCTTGCAGTAATTCTGCCGTCAATACCACTTGTTAAGTTAGCAGACCCAAGACCAGTAACGTGACCATAAGTATCAAGAGTTACATCTTGAATAACTGTAAGCCCTGAGTTATCTACTGAAGCCTGTGTTGAGGTATCGTCGTGAGAAATACTAATTGTAGTATTACCAGATTGATTAGCGGTGAATGTTCCTGTACCGCCTAAAGCACCTGTGCCTTGAACAGTAAGTGTTCCATTACCAATATCTGATGTTAAAGCAACAGTTCCAGTTGCATCGGGTAATGTATATACTCTATCTGCAGTAAGAGTACCAGCTAATAAAGTACCTTCGTTTTCATCAGCAGCATTACCTTCAAAAATTACACCGTTAGACGTAGAAACAACTTCAACATTATTGGTTGTTGTTGTACCTGTTACAACTAAATCTCCAGGAACTGTAATAGTTGAGGAAGCGCCCCCAATTGTAGCATTGCCCGTAATCTGTCCTAAACGAGTTACAAGGTTTGATACACTAACATCAACATCAGCGTCAACCGGCAATGTGATTGTTTTTGTGTTAACTGCCGTAACGTGACCTCGAGCATTTGTTGTAATCGAATCAATTACAGAAATATTACCACCAGATGTTGGAGATGAGCTGTCACTTGTATTTGAACGCGTAACATTAGCGTGGCTAATAGTTAATACGTCATCAGCAGTAAAATTAGAAATAATTTCCGTACCGCTTGCAATTTGTAATGTATCACCGGAAGTAATTGGATAAGACGTTGTATCGCCATCTTGAATTGTCCAAGATACATAGTTGTCATATGAACCTGCTGGTTGGTAACGCCCATCTAAATCAACTGTAACAGTAGCTGTATCACTACCAGCTCTTGTAAGAGTTAAAACACCAGTACCGGTATTAAATGAAGCGCTATTTACATATCTATCTGTATCAACAACTGTTTCTGTACCCGTACTAATGGTTTGTACGTGACCATATGTGTCAAAAGTAAGCCCAGTAATATAAGTACGTGAGCTTGGTGATAAATCACTTACGCTAGAAGTATCCGCGTGAGATACAGTATCCGCTGCTACAACAATACCATTACCCTGACCAACATTGAGTGTTACTGCTCCGTCTGATCCACCACCTGTTAAACCAGCTCCGGCAGTTACAGAAGATATATCACCTGATCCATCAAGATTAACCCATACAGAACCATTATAATATTTAAGACTGTTTGTACCAGTATCATAAATAATTTTACCTTCTACATCTGTTGCAGATGCCTCTGTTGTTAAGTGTAACAGCGCGTTTCTTAATTCCGATACGCTGCGTAAGTCTAAGTGATTTAAAAAGGGAATAGCCATGTGTTGTTAGTTTAGATATGCTTTGCCACTCTCAGCAGCAATTAAAGTTATTTTTAATGTGTTTTCGTTTATATAATCTACGCCAGCAATACCTTGTCTGCCTGTAGACAAAGTAACACTAACCGATGGATACTTATTTAAATTATGCGTCACAAGCCACTCAATACTGGCTGAATTTTGATTATGCACATAATGTTTATCGTTCGTTTCGCCTTTATTGTAAGGCCATGCAATTATAGAATAATATTCATCTTTTTCTAAATTGCCGTTTGCTGCAATAAATGTAAACGTTATATCATGAAAATCCGGTTCATCCAGATCAGGATCAATTGCCGTAATCTTGTATATACCAAAATTGTTTACATCATCTGTTTTACACAGCAGAACATATTCATCTATTAACGTATTTAAAAAATTAATAGCAATATCACTGCCAGAGTTATATTTGCTAAATTTTAATGTTGTAACATCAGAAAAGTTTGTCAGATTGCCGCCACCAGCATCAAATGAAATTGTTCCACTAGATCTACCATAAGTAAGGTCAGACTGAAATCTAAAAGTTATTTGCCCGGCGACTCCAACTGAACCAGCAGCATTGATCCAATCAGCAACACCCTGCGGTGTGAAGTTTTTAGTAACACTTCCATTGCTGTCTGTACCTATCCACTTATCTTGGGACGTAACATTATTGTCAATTGCGTAGGTACTTATTCTAGCCATTACTTCTTATCTGATGAGGTTCCGTAGTAGTATGCAAATATATTTGAAATGACCACCCCTTCTATCATTCCCATTAAATGTACAAATAAATCATTTTCAGAAACCGAAGGAATATATACAACGGCATAAATCATAAAAACAAAAGAAAGAAGACCAATAATACCGGTGATGAACATCATCCAGTCTTGGCCTCCGGCTTTTTTAACCTCTACTTCTCTTTGTCTTGCACTATCACGATCAGCAACCTCTATTTCGTACAATTCTTTTTTTAGTTTTGCCTTTTCTTCAGACGATATAGATTCATCACTGTCAATAAGGTTTTTTACAATGCCGAGAACACCTTTATCTGGTAATACGTCTGTTACGACGCCTGGTAGCTTTTTAAGTAAAAACTTACCTACCGCAGTCTCTTTAAAAGGTTTCTTACTCATAGTTTAGCATTTCCAGCGACGACGAGCCGCACAGATTCTTTTGTCTGGAGTTTTACTACAGTTAATATTGTGCATCTCCATTTGCCCTTTTGAACGAGCACAATATGAAGTACGACGCTTTCCGCCGCCTGGCTGAGGCGCTTTTAAATTACCGCCAGTTTCTTTATTATAAGCTTTACGCCCGGCTTCAGTCATTCCAGCACCTTCTTTGGCGGTTAGGAAATGACGGCCTTTACCTTTAGTGGTTTTGCGTAGTTTTGGAAACGGTGAGTTTAGTTGTTCGTAAGCCATGATCATTTATTTTTAGTTCCGTAGCCACCCATTTTATAGCCACGATTTACATTACCTTTCTTTGGCATCCCTTTAAGATTCCACAAATTTCCTTCGTTGCCGCTTACAGCACTATCGTGTAAGTTAAAAAAATTCTGCAATTGCTGCTCGTTAGTTACTCGCGCACCTCTATTTAAATACGACCCGCTACCTGTAAAATCACTAGCAGTGCGGTTTGATGATGGCATTGTTGGCGTAGAAAAAGTTATATCGCCTGGAGTAAAAGATTTAATTTCTTGTATTCCCATATTATTACCACCAAATCTGCTTTCAAATTCACTCTTTGTTTGGGTTCCCTCTGGTGCTTTTATATTTTCTTTTGATCTTCTTGTATTATATGGATTTACCCCTTCTGTTTGTTCTTTTAGTTTTCTATCGTATTTTGCTTGCAATGCAGTAATTTCAGCTTGGCTTCCTTTCTTTATAGCTCTGTCTAATCTTCTTTTAGTAGCGCGAACATCTCGGTCTTGTCTACGTGATTGGCGAATTGTAAATGTATCAGCTTCTCTTACTTGTGGCTTGTAAGCATATTTAGCTAATAAATCGCCTGGTTGTCTATTTACAATTTCTGTAAATTCGCCAGTCCCGATTTGCGCAGGAGTAAAAGAATCGCCCTGCTCATTTCTATATGTTTCAGCAGCGGTTTGATAACTTTTAAAATCAGCGTATTTTTGTTGAACATTATTTCTGTTTGTGTTCCAAACATCACTATCCCTTAGATTTCTTGTTTTTTCTTGGCGATCAATAGTTACTTTATCTGGGCCAAATGAAAATGATGCACTTCCTCGCAATAAATCATTGCTGTTTTCATCACGCACATCTTCTTCTACAGATTTTGGCGGATCTGTTGGATCTCCTAGTTTTTTAGCTACAGTGTTTTCGTAGCTTTTCATCTTAGCAATTGCTGTAATTGGTTTACTTCCCATAATTATGATAATTTATCTGCTTCTTTTTCCCATTCTAAAGCAGGTGATCCTTCTATTTCTTTATTTGCTGGCGATCCCTCTTCGGTTAAAACGCCTTGGTCTCTGTGGTATACTCGCATACGGTCAGTTGGATTTTTTTTCCACATAACGGTATCATCTGTATATTGTAAGCGCCCTTGCTGCATTTGGCAATGATGAACATTTTCATGAGCAATAGCATCTTGCTTTTGTACCATTGATGCATTTTTATTTACAAATGTGGTGCCGTCGCGGTTGGCTTCTGCAATGATATTTTCCCCTAAGTTTTTTTCAAACACCGGATGGTTATATGTAGATAGTTCTTCGTTAATGCCGAGTATTTCTCCTTTGCTCTTTAACTTAAACGACATATTAATATTTCATACCGCAGCCGCGTTTTTTAGCAACAGCGTCAGCTCCATATTTGCGTTTTGCAGGTCCCCACATTTTAGCAGCAGTTTCCGGTGCAGCTAGAATTTCTTCTTGTATAGCTATAGGCAATTCTTTTTGGTTACCTACTAATGCTTTTTTTGCAGGGGTTTTTCCGCATTGGCAATCGCAGCCACAGCCGCATCCTTTTTTTCCTGCGCGCTTAATACGTGATGTAATTGGAATGTTCATCTGTTTTTGTCTTTAATCATATCGTCTATAGCCTTATTAAAGACTTTATCCGTATATGTCTTGTTCTTATAAAAAATGTTTGATTCAGTAGTAGGAATATCTTCTTCAGCTAATAATATGCGGTAAATACGCTTTATCATAAGCTGACACTTGAACGATGTTTTGAATATACTGTATTTAATTGAAGTGCGATTCCGGTGGCGCCAAACATCTATCCAACCATCGCGGCGGAGACGCTCCCAGCGGTTTTTATCCCATGAATGTATATATTCACCGTCTTTAAAACCTTGTATTGTAAAATGACCTTGGCAGTCTAAAAATATAAGTAACTCAAGATCTGCATCCTTTAACCCATAAGTTTTACAGGCCCATTTTCTAACGAGCCTGTAATACTTAAATAGATTTATTTCTTTTAGGTCATCAGCTGTTAATCTCATTCTACAATTACAATATCACCTGCTTTTAGCACATAATAAAGTTTTTCGTTAAATTGTATTCCGTGCCCAGCGTGTTTGTCATACCAAACAATATCGCCGTCTGCAATACCCTCTACCAAATTACCAGTAGAAATTACTTTTGCCTTTAAGTACCTAATGTCACTATTCTGTGATTCGGTCAATTCGAGTCCGCCTACTTTTTTCGGCTCCTCTTTTATCTTCTCTACTATTATGTAATAATTAATTGCTTTCATCTAAACGCATGTTATTAATTACACAATCTGCAGACAATATAGTTGTAGCAACACTAACTGCATTTTTTAAAGCGGTCTTCGTTACCAAGACAGGGTCGATAATTCCGTGGCGTACCATATTAATGGTTTTACCACTTACCACATCAATACCTTTGTTTTTACCAAAGTTTACATCATCCGGCACAGGCAAACCAGCATTGGCTAGTATGGTCTCAAATGGAGCGCGTATGGCCTCTTTTAAGACACTTTCACCTATATTACTATCGCTAAGCTTAAGTGATGCATTTAAGAGCGCTATACCGCCTCCTGGCACAATACCTTCTTTTAATGCAGCCTTAACTGCATATATGGCATCTTCAACACGATCTTTCTTTTCTTTCATTTCAATCTTAGATTGACCTGATACTTTTACAACCGCTACTGCCCCGTTGAGCATTGCAAGCCGTGCTTCGTGTTTTTTCTTAAGATAGCCGTTTGTTTCGTTTTTAATTCTGTCTTCAACCAGTTTAATACGTTCGTCCAAATCAATACCTAAGTCATCAATCTGTAAAACCGTATTTGTAGCGTCAGTTACCGATTTGGTAACTCTACCAAGTACATCTGGCTGGATGAGGTCTAAATCATCACCTAGCTCTTCCGACATAATTTTGGCGCCCGTCAAAAATGCCAGGTCTTCGACCGTGTCACGACGGGTTGGGCCAAAGCCCGGAGGATCAATAATATTTACTTTAATATTACCCTTTACTTTGTTTGCAATAAGCGTAGCCATTGGTTGTTGTTCTACCGATGCTACAATAAGCAATGAAGCGTTATTCTTAATCACAAACTCTAATACGCTTTGTATTTTACGTATATTAGGTATTGGTGAATCAACAATAAGTACATACGGGTTGTCAAGTACGCAAACGCCCTTGTCTTTGTCTGTGGCCAGATGTTGTGACTTTAAACCAGACTCAACCTGGGCGCCGTCGACAAACTCGACGTATGTTTCTTCTGTATCAGATTCTTCCATCAGCACAACTCCGTCCTTTCCGACTCTCGCGTATGCCTCGCCTATTACTGCGCCGAGTTCGACATCATTATTGCAGCTGATGGTCGCTACCGAGTTAAGCATATCGCCGGTGACCGGTATGGCGTGCTTGTCTAGTAGCCGTAATACTTTGTCCTGTGCTTTATATATACCGTCTTTTAATTCACGTACGGTATGGCCTTTTAATTCGTAATTAGCACTCTTTAATAGTGAATGAGCGAGGACAGTAGCCGTTGTGGTACCATCCCCTGCCTCTTTCACTGTATTCTTTGCGGCTTCCTTTATAAGCGTTGCACCAATGTTCTCAACCGGATCGTATAAGACTACGCTTTCCGCAACGGTTACTCCGTCTTTTGTTATCACCGGATTGCCCATGGCATCCTCATAAACAACGCATTGTCCTGAGGCTCCTAAGGTTGAACGAACAGCGCGCGCTAATTTGGTAACACCGCTAATTACTTTCTCTCTGGCATCACTGCCAAACGCCAAATCTTTTACAATAAGGCTTGGATTATTAAATTCCATTTAATTAAATTTTGATTTGAATTACTTTTCGAATGTTTTTACCACTTTTGGTCCGTTTACAAACTGCAATTTGTACTCATAGTGCTCAATGCTCTTGTCAATTGCCCGTTCTGCGGCTTCAATGGACTCCCGGCGCGTAACATCACGCCATTCCTGTGTTTCGATGTCCTTAAACTCGGTCTGAAAGAACCCATTTGGTAGTTCAACAATTCGCCAGTTGCTTTTATCGGCTAAATGCTTGTAAAAATCAACGGTTTTTTGGTTCACAGGTGAAGAATTACTCCACGATGTGGTTTTGTAATAAAATGTCATGGTTTTGGTTTTAAGTTTAACTTGGTTT